TTACCCCTATTGCTCCTATTAACTTTAAAAAACCAAAAATAAACATCAAAAAATCTAAAAATTTTAAGAAAGCTCTTATTATTCCCGATGCACAGTTTGGTTTTAGAAGAGATGTTGAAACTGGAGTGCTAGACCCTTTCCATGACAGACAGGCACTTGATTGCGTTTTACAGGTTGCTGAGCTAGAAAAACCAGATACTATAATATATCTGGGTGACATGATGGACTTACCTGAATGGTCAGATAAGTTCTTAGTTTCTCCTGAGTTCTTTTTTACTACGCAACCAGCAATTAACGAATTGCATTGGTGGACCAAAGAATTTAGGCAACATTGTGACACCATGATTTACTTAGAAGGTAATCACGAA